CGATGTCCGCCTGGACCTGAATGTTCGGGCTCTCAGCCCGAAGCCTCTCCAGTTCCGTCTGGATCGCGGCCATCTGGGCGAGCGCCTCGGTGTCGCTGATGTCGACGCCGATTTCCTTGCCGGACAGCTCAGCGAGCCGGGCGCGGAGCTCGGCCATCTTCCGGTCCGCGTCGGAAGAGTCCGCGCCGATCTCGATCTCCGGCAGCGACTTCATCGCCGCTTCGAGGCGCCGCTTGAACCCGCGTGCGAAGCTCCCCGCGGTTTCGTCGCCGTCGCGGGGCGCCCGCCGCTGCTGCTCGCGCTGCTGCCGGCGGAACGGCTCGAAGAAGTCGTCGTTGCCCATCCCGCGGCGAATGCCTTCGCCGAGCTGGTTGCCCCACTCCTGACCGATCCGAGCGAGCTGCGGCGCCATCCGCTGCAGGTCACGCTGGATCGAGGTATGGAAACCTCGCAGGTCAGGCTTGACGGAGATGTAAGTACGCGGAGCCAACTTCAGTTGCCACCGCGTCTGCCCCCCTCCCTGCCCGACCTAGGGCGATACAGGAGGAGGCGACGCCTCCGGGGCTACGTGATGGCTATCTGGATGCGGTCGCTCTTGATCGCATTGCAGAGGTAGTGAGCCAGCTGGAGGTTCGCTGGGTCGTTGGTTCCGCCCTTGGCCTTCGGGATGATGTGGTCGACCGAGGGACACATGAGGTCGGGCCTACGTGTACTCATCTGCACCGCCAGGCCGCAGATGCCGCAGTCGGTTCCGTCCCGCTGCGCCAATTCGTGAACGGACATGCCGTGCTTGCGCAAGTCCATCCGGCACCGTCGACAGAGCTTGACGTCGACGCGGCGCCGGTACCCGCGCTTGCCTCGTTCCGTGAGGTCGATTTCGTTGGAACACTGCACGCAGTGCGCGACAGAAGGCACAGCACCCTCGTGCCGCCGCCACAGCTGCTGGCATCGCGGAGAACAGAACTTCCTGAACCCTGAGTTGATACCTGTCGGAGTGCCGCAGACCGCGCATTGGAGGACGTCGGCCCAGGTGTACTTGAGTGGCCCGATACGCCCGGTCCGTCGCCACATCCCATAGTGCGACACGCACCAGTACCGCTTTCGCTGTGGGTTCGTGCAGCCCTCAGCCAGGCAGGCGTTCCCTTTGTGGCGGATCACGGTGATGGGCGCGGAAGGATCGCCCGCTTCGTTCCACCGGCTGTAGTGGAAGGTGCACCAGCCGCGGGCATGCACCGGTTCTTGGCAGGCGCCAATCGAGCATTTCGGGCGGCAAGCCTCGGAGCAGTACGGCGTTATCGTTCCCCGTGGCGCCGTGCGCAGGATGATCGCGCCGCACCCCACACAGGGGCGACTGTCAATCCCTCCGAGGCCAGCACGTGCTCTCTCGCGCCGCTCAGCCTCATAGTGCGCTCCGCACAGACTCCGTGCCCGGACCTTCCGCATGCAGCCGTCTACGCTACAAGTAAGCTTCTCCACGTCAACCTCTCACACAGGTTGGCCACGCCCCGGGGGTGTTCCAGCACCCGCCGGGGTCTCGCCTTCAAGACGTTAGCGAAGAGGTCGGACATTACGACCGACCTGGTAGCAGCCGCTTCACCAGTGCTCGGTGCCGTTTGAACCGCGACTGCTCGCGCGCCGTCCGGAGCGCCTTGTCGACCGCCGTCTCCGGCCGCGGGTACGGCTTGAACGGCGACGGCTTCCCGCCGTTCACCTTCACCAGCACCCGGAGCATCTGCAGGCAGATGTCCCGCAGGTCAGCGATCGCCTCCACCTCCGGGGAGTACGCACTCAGCGGCGGCGGCTCCCGCTTGGGTGTCTTCTGGTCGGACTCGGCGATCTGCCTGGCGAGGTCCTCGTCCCCAGACACAGCCGTGTGGTATGCAGATGTCCGCGGCAGATGATCGAGCGTGTCCAGGATTGTCTGAGCGGTGAGGGTGCCGCGGAAGAAGTCGAGCATGTCGTAGCCGCGGCCAGCGAGGTCGTAGCGGATAGCGTCGCCGTACCTGTCGATCAGGGACGCGACGCGCGCTATTCCCCCAGGTTGAAGTGTTCGCTGAGATCCCTCATCAGCACCTTCAGGACACCGCCCTGCTCACTGCCGATGACCTCCATCAGCTCGGCGTACTTGTCGCCGGTCAGCAGCTTCACCTGCTGACGCACATCCGCGGTCGCCTGCACGTCGAGGATGGTGTTGGTGTCCGGCGCCTGGATCTCCAGGGACCGCTCCTCGTCGATCTCGAGCACGAACGGCGGTTTGGTGGCTTCACGCCGGTAGTCGGCGAGACGGTAACGCTTGGTCATCTGGCGGGCCTTCCTTTTGGCTTTGCGCTTGGCGTCAGCCCTTGGCCGTGTTCGGCTTCGGGGCATCCGCGGCCTTCTCGGTCGTGGTGGTGGTCCTCTTGCGGGGCTGGGTGACCTTCGTCCAGCCGTCGAACCGCAGCTTCACCTCACGCGCCGGGCTCGGCGCGATCTGCTCACGCTTGCCGTCGGGGCTGCGGTACACGGGGTAGGCGGGCGCGTTGGACGCCATCGGCTCCTCCTCGGGGTTGCTGGCGGGCGTGGATGTCGCGGCGGCCGGGGCCCGCCAGCACTGCCGGCCGCCGCGACGATCAGCTGGCGAGCGCGTCGAAGCCCAACGCGGCGAGCCGCGCCGCCCAGCCCGGCCCGCCGAAGATGTACTTCTCGGAGTAGCCGAGCGTCGGGTCGGTGTAGCCCGTGAGGGTCGCGCTCCAGGTCACGGGGCTGTCGTCGGACGACTGGAACGACTGGTCGTCGTAGTCGGTGACACGGGCACGGGGCAGGAACCGGCCGATGTAGTACTCGCCGTCGTCGGACAGGTCGACCGCGAGGGCGAGGACCCGGTAGTACCGGAACCCGGGCCGCGCCGGCTTCTCGATGCCGAGCTCACCGGACGTCGGGTCCGGGGTGTTGGTCGTCATGTCCGCGCCGGTGTACAGCCCGATCGTCTGCTTGCGGGTCTCCAGGCACGCGACCTGCAGCGTCGTGACGTCGGAGTTGATGTCGGAACGGAGCGGCTCCACCGAGCCCCAGCCGGTGATGTCGGAAGTGTCGACGTCCCGGGAGAACTGGGCGCCGTCGTCGGACAGCCAGCCGAGGTCCTCGTACCCGGCGGGCAGCGCCGCGAGGAGCTTGTCGGTGGGGTCGGTGAGCGACGTGATCGCCTGCGCAGTCGACGGCGCGATGAACACCGAGCCCTCGAGCGCCTTCATGATCAATGCAGCGTTCTTCGCCTGAAGATCGTCGTAGGCAGAACCAGCCACTGGAATCCCTTCCTATGCGGGACACGGATGGCCCCGCGTGCGGGGCTGGACAGGCTGGCGGGCCTAGTTGTTGCAGGTCAGCGGCGTCTGCGGACGCTGACCCGATAGGTGGTCGACACGACCCGGTATCGCTCTGGGTCAGGGCTTGGGATCTCCTGCGGACCGACCTCGGTTTCCGCGCGGTCCAGGACCCCGTGGTCGGTGCGGGACGGGCCGGAGATGAGCCGCTGACGGGCTACCTCGGATGTGTCCTCGGCGTCGTTGAGGTTCACGGCGTAGACACGGACGTCGATGCGGGCCACGTCGGTGACGCGGTCGTCGGAGCCGCCGATGCGGCGCACCCTGATCACCCGGTGGCCGCCCTGCAGTTGAGTGAGCAGGTTCGTGCCGGTCTCCCCCACGACCGTCCCGAGGTCAGCGAGGACATCGCCCGCTATGCGGGCGACCCTCGGCCACGACGCCAGGACCGGCATCACACGCCGTTCTCGATGATGTCCGCGACGACCCCAAGGGTGCGGTAGTCGTCGGTGTATTCGACCTGGAGGGCGTGGTCGGAGTCGTTGTGCAGGTAGGCGACCGCGCGGTCCTTCCAGCGGCCCTGCCCGCGGGAAGCCGTCGACACGCGGAACGATGACTTGTAGTCGCCCGTGTCGACAGGGGCGATGACCTCCGCGTACTGCATGCCCCGCTGCGCTTCGGTGCGGAGCATCGCCTGCATCCCGCGGCCTCGCATGATCTTGCCGAGTCCTTCGAAGTTCATCTGGTAGCGGACCGGGCCGCGACGCGCCATCAGTTCACCCCTCGACGTCCTTGAGTTGGATCTCGTAGTGGTGCGGGCCCGCGGGCGTGTGATGCAGCGCCGGTCGGCCCTCGATCGCGTAGTCGCGGCCTTCGAACCGGATCCGGCTCGTCGCCTTCGGCTCCGCGGTCGCCGGCATGAACAGCTGCGCGACCACATCGACGGTGTCGGCGGCGACGAGTTGCTCGGTGCTGGAGACCGGCTGCCAGAAGCACACCGATACCGCAGTGACCGTCTCACCGGTCTGCACGTTGCCCCACTCGTCACGGCCGGCCGGGTCGACGAGTTCGACGGTGTGCGGGCCCAGCATCAGCGGGTCACCTTGATGGTCGTGGCCTTGCGCCGGTACCGGTCGAGGAGCTTCCGGTCCTCCTTCGACATCGCGACACCGAGGCCAGAGCCAGCCTCGCCGAGGCGGTAGCTGTACGACCCGATCGTCTCCGACACCACCCCACCGGCCGTGGTCGGTGTCGTGAGTGGCCGCAACGCCATCCCGCACACCACCGACAGCACGTCAGCTGGCACTGTCGCGTAGCCGTGGGAGTACGTCACCCGGTACGTGCCGGGGTAGCCGTCGTCGTCCCACCACGCCTCGGGCAGGTTGATGATGCAGGCGCCGTCGCCGATCCGGATGGTGTCGATGCCGTCGAACAGCCAGTCGGCGAGCGTGAAGTCCGGTAGGGCATCTGACCCGCCGATCGCCACGACCCGAGTCACGGCTGTGACGGGCCGTTCCGGCAAGGTGATCCGGCCGCCCGCCGCCCGCAGCACCACCTGGTCGCCCTCCACAAGCGCGAACGACTGGCCCGTGTAGGCGCGGACCAGCGCGGACGCGTCGTCGAGCAGCGCCTTGACCCGCGCCCTCTCCACGTCGGTGAGGTCGCGGCCGAGCCGGGCCTCGAGGTCAGCCTGCGACGCGAGAGCGGACACGCAGCCTCCTCCGAGCCAGGGTCTCTACCTCGTGGCACCACCGGTCCAGGTCCGCGGCAGGGTCGAGTTCCGCGGCGCGGGCCTTCGCCTTGCGGGATGCGGCCTTCCAGCGGCGACCGTCGAGCAGCCGTCGCAGCGCCTGCTCCCAGGCGTCCAAGTCGTCGCGGTCACAGAAGACACCGGCATCGCCGAGCGACTCCTTCAGACCGGCGGTGGGCGCGGCTATGACCGGTATCCCGCTGGTCATAGCCTCGACCCCGACACGACCCCACGACTCGTGCGCCGACGGCATCAGCAGCACCCTCGTGCGGGCGTACGCCTGGTCCCG